CTGTTTAACCAAAACCCGAATGTGCAGTATATCCCGAACCATCCGGACCAAGAGAAAGACACAGCCGTGCTAAACGAGATATACCAGGACTTTGCGCGCCGCGACGGCTGGGCGCTCAAAAACAAAATAAACGGCCGCCAAGGCGTGATTACTGGCAACTATGACGCGTACTACGAGTGGCGACCGGACGACAACGGCGGCTATGTACACAAGGTTATTGTGCCTGTACGCGACATGATTATTGACCCACAAGCCACCAGCGCAGAAGATTGGCGCTATGTTGGCCGCCGATTCTTCGCGACTAAGAAGGAACTAGAAGCCGAAACTATCTATGATTCAAAGACCGGCAAGCAAGTAAAGCGCTATAAGAACCTGGACGACATCGAGGACGGCGCAGGCTCAACGATGGGCGGAACTGTAGACACCGAAAGCGACAAGGTAAAGAAAGACCAGGCATTAGGCACGACCGCACCAGGCAACGGCGAGCTAGTCGAAATTATCGAGATTTGGACGCGCAAACGCGTAGGCGTTATTGCTAACAGAAAAGTACTTATCGAGGAGCGCGAGAACCCTCACTACGCCCTTATGCGCAGCAAGTACGAACAGCGCAAGCTAGAACACGAGATAGAGCGTGTACAGACATTGGCCGAAACTGGCGAAGATATTGGCGAATTTGCCGAAGAATTTAACGAAAAGAACGCCGGACTTTTGCCATTCGCCCACGGCTGCGAGTATCAGGATGTATCACTTATTTACGGCTCAAGCGACGTAGATATTATTGCAGACGAGCAAGAGCTGCTTAACACCTTAACTGAACTTAACATATCTTCGGTTATGTATCAGCTATTCCCAGAACGCCGCATCGACCCACAATTTGCAGACAAGCTGGACGACCTAGACCCAGCACCGGGCAAGGTATACCCGCTCAAGGCCGGAGCTATGGAGTGGAGCAACCCGCCAATGATCCCGGCCAACGCATTTAACGAACGCCAGAACATCAAGGCCGAAATCAGAGAGAGCGCCAGCGTATCAGAGATTAGCAAGGGCATTAGCGCGACAGATAGCACGACCGCGACCGAAATTAAGGCGGCACTTAGCCAGGCAGATATACGCATCCAAGAGAAGGCCCAGAACCTTGCGGACGGCTTCTTCTTCCAAGAGGCAAAAATTGTGTTTAAGCTGCTACAACTTTACGCAGACGACAATTACATGGTCCGCACAATCGGAGATGCTGGCGTAGAGTGGAAAGAAGTAGACATGACCAAATTTATGGGCGATTATACGCCGATGGTTACGCTAGATATTCAGAAGAAACTAGAACAGGCAGAGCAACAAGAAGCCTACACTAACGCGTATCAAATGATTATTGCAGACCCGACAAACAACCTACAGGCCGCAAAAGAAATCATGTACAGAAAAATGATGCCGAACCTTACGAGCGACGAAATTAACCGTATTATTACGCCGCCAGAACAAGCACCAGTACAGGGCGCTATGCCAATGGAACAGGCGCAAGACGTGGCCAGCCAGGACATTATGGCGCAAGATATGGGCATCGAAGGAGCATATGGAGTTTAAGAACTGGACAGACGCTAAAAAGCAACGCTGGCGCGATATGTGGCGCGGAGAATTAGGCCAAGAAGCGCTAGCGATGCTCGAAGAACTTAAACAGGGATATATCGAAGAAGCTATCACGAACGCAGCCGGCGGAGGCAACGCGATCGACTACAGGATACAGCAGGCAGCAGGGATAGACACCGCAATACAAATGATTAAATCAACCGCCAAACTATAAAACACCAAAGCACCTTAACAGAAGCTAGATATGAGCCAGCACCTCGACTCGTCTAAAGTAAATATTACTTAAAAATCCGGCAAGGGCCGGCGCATCGCCAAAATGCTGACGAGCCGAGCTGTTGGGAGGACGACCTCCCAAGCAACCATCTTAAAAACAAAAGGAGAGTTCATGGACGAACAAACTGTAAACGAACCATCACTTTTTGAAGCCTCCGACATCGAGCCAATGGCCAACGGCGCGACAGAGGAACAAGCGGACGAAATAGACGGCTCGGCAGTAGAGGCAACCAATGAGCAAACAGATAGCGAAAACAAAGCTACCAATGAGCCAGCCGCCCCTACGACGCAAACTGGCGATGCGATAGACGAGTTTTTAGCGAAAAAAGGTATAAACACCAACGACCCGGAGGCACTCCGTAAAGTCGCGGAAATGTACCGAAATTCTGAAAAAGGCTTTTACAACAAGTCGCAAGAAGTCGCGCAGCTATCGCGAAAACTTGCACAATCTCGCGTACCAGAGATGCGACCAGACCAAGAGGCATTGAGTGAAGTCCGCTCGATGCGTACAGAAATGGCCGTAGAGAAGTGGAAAACAGAGCATAACCTATCGCCAGAGGACGAGGCGAAAATGATCGAGTATATCCAGACGCCACTATATGACCAACGCGGGCAAGTACAAGTAAACCCAATGACTGGCGAACCTCTTACAAAAGGGCTTTTAGTCCTTAATGGCGCTATGACGCTGGACGACGTATACAAACTATCCGGCGCAGGCAAAGTAGAAGTTGAAAACCTTAAACAAGACCTCCGAAAAGAGGTGCTTAAAGAGATGGAAGCGCGCCAAGCTGCGAAAAGGCCGGCAGCAAACGCAACCGACAGTACGCAGTTTAGCAAAGCCGAAGAAGACGACCCCTTTACATCCGGGTTATTCGGTTAAAACTGAATTTTTTACACTTTAGGAGAATAAAAAATGGCTGTTAATTTAGCTTCCAAGTATTCTAGCCAGCTCGACCAGGTTTTTACCGCTGGTTCTTATACTGATAAATATGTCAACCGCAAATACAACTTTGATGGCGTTAAGACCGTCAACGTCTATACCGTTACGACCGTCGCTCCATCTAACTACGACCGCACTAACACCGGCGATCGCTTTGGTGGCAACAACGAATTGCAGGATGTTGTAACCGCTTACCAGCTCGGCAACGACAAGTCGTTTAAGATTGTCATTGACCGTGGTAACTACGAGCAGGGCGCTTTGGCCAAGAAGGCCGGCGAAGTCATGCGCGCAGAGATGGAAGAACAGGTTATCCCAATGATTGATGCCAACCGCTTGGCAAAGGCTGCTGCTGGCGCTACCGCCGCTTCGCAGGCTGTTTCTTACACCGCCAACGACGCTTACGGCAACACCTTGCAGATGAGCGCTTACCTCGACGAGGCTAAAGCTCCAATCTCCGGCCGTGTCCTCTGGGTTACTCCAGGCTTCTACAACCTTATCAAGAAGCAAATCACCACGACCGTGCTTGGCTCTGGCTACAACGACAAGCTCTTGGGCCGCGGCTTCGTAGGCGAATTGGACGGCGTTCCGGTAGTCAAAGTTCCTACTAGCTACTTCCCAAGCAACACCAACGCTATCATGATCCATCGCGACGCACTCTTGGGCGCAAAGCAGATTATGAACACCCGCATTATTACCGACTCCGAATTGGTTGACGGTTCTGTGCTCGTCGGTCGCTTCATCTACGATAGCTTTGTGCTTAACGGCAAGAAAAAGGCTGTCGCTTCCGTTACTGGCAGCATTACTGCTTAATTGCCTTAAAACGCAAAATAGACCCCCTAGAACGCGCGCTAGGGGGCTTTTTGGTATACAATAGTATCGGAATTTCTTACATATTGCGCGAGCCGTCCGAGTGGGCGGCTTTCGTGGTAAAATATGCTTAATGGCGGTGCGCGTACATACTAAATGGACGCAAACTATAACCTTGCGGGGCTAGTTGACCGAATCAAGGCCAAGCTCAAAGATGCAGAGTTTAGCGACGAGGATATAAAACAGTTTATCAACGACGCTTACTTTGAAACCTTGGGCGAAACCCGCTACCAATTCTTAGAAAAATATTACCAGCAGCAAGTGCAAGAGTCCGGCGCAGTACTCCTACCGCGCGACTTCCAGTCGGCTATTATTTTGACCGCCAACGACGGAAAATGCACGACTACTCTTAAATACAAGCCATCGCAAGACTTCATGGCTAATATTGGCGAGCCGACCAATCATTACTACTACAGCGTATATGGCAACAAGCTATTTTACGGCCTCCCGAACATCTCCGACGACTTGGACGAGGACGGCGACGAGCGTTTTTACACGCTTAATGTCTACTATCAGGCAAAGCCGGCCGAGCTTATCAACGACACCGACAAGCCAGTTATTCCGGCAGAGTACGGCGAACTCCTAGTTTTGCGCGCCCTTGCACGATGCGAACAGAGCCGCGACAACTTCGACTATGCCGCGATCTACGAGAACAAGGCAGACGAAATCTTAATAAACATGAATGAGCGATACTGTCCACGCCAGCAAGAGGACGCTAACAGGGCGCGGCTACCTATCACTCTACGGGCGAGGTACTAATTATGGCGCAGGGCTTATCTTCACTTTTGGGCGGCTTGGCGCAAGGCTTTACAGACTTGGGCAAGAGTACGCTAGACGTGCTAGGCGGCGGAACTACTAACAACGTTTTAACGGCTGGCTTGGATGCGCTTATCAACAAGAAAAGCTACGGCCAGGCAGTAAAAGACGCAAACCAGCGCCAAAAAGACTTCAGAAAATGGCTATACGAAACAGACAGCGACAAGGACGCAGCCGCAAAGGGCCTAGGAACGGCCTTAAACGGCGCACAAACGGCGATTGACTTAATACCAGGACTTGGGCAGTCCGCGCCAGTAAACGCCATCCAGGGCGCAATTGGAGGCCTTGCAGACGAGTTCAAGTTTAACGGCGAAAACTACGATTGGGGCAAAGGCGCACAACGCGCAGCAGTCGGAGCAGGCGCAGGGCTAGCAGCCGGCGGACTTGGCAAAGCACTAGCCAACAGCGGTAGCAAAGTGCTATCTAACGGAGTACTCAAGGGCGCAGCTACAGGCTCACTAGGCGGTGCGCTATCGCAGGCAGGCGGAACGGCCATCGAAGGCGGAAACGCTGACCAGATTTTACAGAGCGCAGCACAAGGCGCACAATTTGGCGCACTCTTGGGCGCAGGCACAGGCGGCGTACAGAGCTTGGCCGGAGCGCTGAAGAAAACACGCGCGAAGAATAGCGCGCCAGCAATTATGGACGAAGAAGTAGTTATGGCTGAATTAGCGCCAGAACAAGTGTATTATCATGGATCGCCAGAAGCGGGCATAACGGAGTTTGATATTAAACGCGCCGGCAAAAATACTGGAAGCGGAGAAAAAGCGATATTCTTTACGGATAGCCCAAGCGTAGCAGACGAATATAGCTACGAGCGCAAGCCTACAGATTCGATGTTTGTAAACGAGAAAGGCAAAAAGGGCAAAGTCTACCGCGCTAACCTTAAAATGGACAACACATTAGACCTAGATAACCTGACGGACGACCAGATAAGGGAGCTATGGAACTATGCAACGCCATTGGGGAAGCTAAACGGGCAAGAAGATTTTATACAAAAAATGACCGATTGGCGCGACAAATACCATAACGCGCAGCTAACGAAGGGCTATCTTGATTTAGCAGCATTGCAGAACTCGCCTTATGATAGTTTTTCCGCTAGGATGTATCCTAACACCGATAATACGGCGAAAGAGTACGGCGTATTTAGTAAAGACCAAATTAGCCTTTTGCCGGACGAAGAAGTTATGGCTGAATTAGCGCCAGAACAAAACGCCGTCGCTGACGCTATGCTATCACCAGAGCAAAGAGAGTACTTCAAAGACAGCGTGATACGAGATGCCGACGGAAACCTTATGCCTATGTACCACGGAACTAAAGGCGATTTTACCGTATTCGGCCATGGCAAAAGTAACGGAACTAGCAACAATAACTCCAGCGTAGGTTTTTGGTTTACTCCGACAGAGAAAAACGCTAAGAACTGGGCAGAATCCACATGGTACGGTAGCGGAGAGCCTAAAGCTATGAAAACTTACTTAAACATTAAAAACCCTAAAATATACGAAGCCGCTGACAATAGCAAAGCAATAGAGTCGCTAACAAAACAGCTACAAGAACTAGAGCTAGCGCCTAGCAAGTTATCTGACACTGACCTCTATTATGACGATTTATATAAGGCGTCTATGGTTCAAAATATGGTAAACCAGGGCAACGAAGATATGGCTAAAAAATGGCTATCAGATAAAGGCTATGGCGACGAAAAGGCTGCCAGGCTCGTAGACGAAATCTCGAATATAAAGAAGCTAAATGCCGAAAAAAGCGCCCTGCAAGACAGAATATCGGAGCTAAAATACGGCGATGCCTACGAGCAGTTCAGGACTGACCTATACAAAGTCGATGGGCAGACGGCGGAGGACGCGAATGTAGGCGGTATAGGTATGTACTTAAAAGACCATGGCTCAATTCAAAAATATGTCGACGGCTTAAAGTCGCAAGGTTATGACGGCATTGTAATAAAAGGGACTAACTATGATGCGGACGTTATGGGCGGCCCTAACGACCAATATGTAGTGTTCGACTCTAACCAGATTAAATCGGTAAACAACCTCACGCCGACTGACAATGTAGACATCATGGCCGAGCGCGTAGCCCCTGGACAGCTAGGACTATTCGACCAGACGCAAACAACCACGCCAAAGACGGCAACGGCCCAGCTAGGCTTATTCGACCAGCCAACACAGCCAGTTACGCCAAAAACTATAGACGTAGCCGACGTAAACCCTTACGCGCCAGTAAATGGCCAAGTTACGCAGACGATGCGCGACAGGGCGACGGACATTATGACGAATTACAAAAACGGCCTGCCGGAAAACGAGCTATATAACCGAATCAACCCAGAAACGATGCCGACAAGCGGGATAGACGTTATAGCGCGACAGGCGGACGGCCTAAAGCCAAAAGCGCGCAAAGAATACATAACTAAGGCGCTTTTTGGAAATAAGAGCATAGAAAATGCAACATTGGATGAGCTATTCGATGTTTATTACGCCGGCGATCCGCAGCGTAGGGCTAGTATGGAGGCTAAGATACAGCAAGTGCGCGATGCCAATTACTATGGCCCAGAGCTAAAAGACACGATTATAGAGAACACCCGCAAAAACTTTGTTAAGACCGTAAAAACTATGGTCAACAAGGCCTCCGAAGCGACAAACAATAGAGGCGGCTTTACCGGTGCGGCCGATGCCGTATTATCGGAGCGGCTAGGAATTGCCCCAGGAAACACAAACAAGCGCCAGCTGCGCCACGATAGCGACAAGACTACTTATGGCCGCTATCGCCCGGACGCGAAGGAAATATCTATAACAGATAAAGTAACCAACCCAGAGAACGCTATCAGCACAATGGCGCACGAGCGCTTGCACTCATTCCAGCACGAAGCCGACGCTCAAGACGGAAGATATGCAGAAGATGTTAAAAACGCTTATAAGGACTTGCAAAAAGAGCTACTGCCGCTGCTACACAGCCGCAGCCAGATACGAAAAAACCACGCTAGAAACCTAGACTATTACGGCAGCAGGATCGAGCAAGAATCTAGGATGCTGCAAGACTATCTGGACCAAAAAGGCTACACGGATAGCAAAAGAATGGGGCGCGGAGAGTATGGCGAAGAAATCAACCCGGCCTTCGACAAATTCTTTGACAAACTGCGCGAACTATCTAAAAAAGGCGTAGCGCTTCCGGCAATTCTAGCAGCGCTAGGACTAGGCGAGTACGCAACCGAAAACCAAGAGGAGGACAAGGACAATGGCCAGCAAATCTAACTTTACAGGGCGAGCTATTCCGAGCCTATCAACGCGCAAAAGCGCGCCGTTTACGACGAATTTTGCCAAAGGTATGTCAACATACAAGCCTAACGATACAATGGCTTCAGACGAGCTTAGATTGGCTATGAACGCACGTTTTGACCGCGTAGGCGAGTACAAGACTAGGCGCGGAAGCAACCCTATATCGGAGCTTATAGACGCTACGGCGCTAAATACTCCAGCAACGGCCGAGCAAAAGGCCGGCAACCTGGTAACGCCATTCACGGCTACAGGTATTGACAGCCGCTTATCCGGCTTTACAGTAAAACTTGGCCGAGCAACCGACAATTACGTTACGCCGAAGCTAACCGTTACTATCATAGATTCGCCATGGAACGTAAACCCTGGCGACGTTACGCCGCAAGTATTTTGCATCGACAACGACCAGTTAACGGATACGCTACAGGACTTCAATATTTTAGACATCCTAGCGCCTGGCATTGGCACGGCTTGCACAGTCAAGATAGAACTAGGCGTACAGGACGGCAGCCTATCCGACCTTATTGTAGGCGTAGACGAAGGCACGACCACGCTAAACGCGACACTATATGGCAACGGAAATGGCACGATAGTAAACATCTTCGAAGCAAACATTAACGGCGCTATTTACACGCTAGTAGCGACACAGAATAAGCTATATTCGGTACGGCCGGACGGGTCGGTGCAATCTATTAGGAACTTGCCTAGCGTTTCGAAGGTACGTTTTTGCCAGCTGCTAGACGAGATACGATATGCGGACGGCAAAGAAGCCCCGCACAAGCTCGTACTTAGCAACGGCGACTTTACAGATAGCGCAATTACAGTAAAAGACCTCAAGACAGATACAGCCTTTAGTTTCAAGCCTTCCAACATCATGGCCGGCCCAGCCGACAACGTTATTTACTTCGATGCGGACGTAAACACGCGCGCGGTATGGACTTACCCTTATGGCTACACATGGGCAAAAAGCCCGGCCTTTAGCACAACGGCCACGATTAACGGCAACCCTGGTGCTACTCTTAGCATCAACAAAACCACCATTACGCCATCCGGCATCGCGGTAGGCGACTGGATAACCGGCCAAGGCACGGCAACGGCAGAAGTAACCAGTATTAGCGGCAACACAGTAAACCTTAGAATTGTGGACACTACGCCGCAGACCATATCGACATATGACGCTTTTAACCTAGACTTTTACCAGAACTTCCCAGCGATCAAAACTGGCGACCCAATTACGGCCATGTTCAATCTTGGCGGCGTGATTTACATTCAGACAAGGCGCGCAAAATACCAGATGTATATGCAGAGCGCCGAGGCATGGACGCAAAGCGCCAGCAACGCGCAAGGCGGCACGTTCAGCCAAGAGAGTGTAGCCTGCGACCAGAACTACGCCTATTACGCCAACGACAAGGGTATTTACGAATTTGATGGCTCAAGCGAGCGCAGCTTAACCGAGAACTCAATACAAAACCTTTACGACGCTATCGGGCGCAAAGAGTCTATATGCTTGGCCCTATTCCGCAACCGACTGTACGTCTTTTACTCTATAACCGGAAACGGCCAGAACGATAGCTGCTTGGTATATAACACCAACTTGCACGTTTGGGAGTCCGTAGACACTCATATATTTATTGGCGCAGTATGCACAAAAACCGCTAGCAACCGCTTTTTGGCCGCACCAAGCCGCGGCGCTTTCTGCTTGCTACAGCTAGAGGACGAAACTTGCCCTTATGCCGATGCCGGCGTTATGCCTATCGACTTTGACCTAGAAACCAACTACCAGCCATTCGGAACGACTAGCCAGCTCAAGCGTATAACCAAGTGGCGACCAGAATTTGGCTCAACCGACCAGCCATATAGCATCAAGTGCGGCTATGCGATGGACTTTACCGACAACGTAAAATACGCCTTTTCTATCAACCTTCAGAACCAGCAAGTTATAGACGAGAACTATATTTGGGATAACCCGCCGGACTTCGGAGTGCCGACCGAGCCGACCGTGCATACCACGCTACCGCAAGTAAACGGCGAATTTTACCGATGCCAGCTGCGCTATCAGCACCACGCAGCATTCCAGCCTGTTGTATTCCGCTCGCACACCTTAACTATTCAAACTCAACGCATAAGATAGGAGGCAACAATGCCTAATAGATTTATACCGGTTAGCAGTAGCCAAGGTACTAAAACCGCGCTACAGAACATCAACCATAACTTAATGATGCTAGATGCTGAAACGTACACTAAAACTATCGAAGGCGGCGGCTCAACGCAAATGACAAGCGGCAAACTTCCGAACGGACGCTTTGGCGAAGTGTTTTACGATGCCGGAGGGATGCCGCGCATCCTTATTGGCCAAGCCCCTGGCGATGGGAGGCCAGGGCTTTGGATCACGAAGCCAGGCTTTAACGTGCTAGAGGAAGTAAAATAATGTCCGACCTGGCCACGCTGCATCATTTCAAGTTCAATAGCGACTTTCCGGCCGATATGATTAGCTACTACAAGACGTATAGCTTTAATATACCGGCCAATGGTGCTGGTACAAAAAGTTTCAACCATAACCTGCCATACACGCCGCTAACTTTCGGCGTATGGAGTCGCTATGAAAACTTTTCTGATAGCCGCCCTTGCGGCGATGGTATATACGGCATGGTATTGCGCGCCGATGCAACAAAAATATATATCGACTACGACTTGTCTACATATTCAAGCGCTCTAACCGCGCATCTTCGCATATACGCATATGCCCCAGCTACATATACCGGCTATTGTCCTCAAAATATAGATAGCTCAACGAATTTAATTTTAAGCTCCGACGAAGACTACGCGCCGCTCATTTTTGAGGGGTGTTTTACAGGTAAAATCGTGCAAAGCGCAAGCAAACATACCGACAAGTCGTATAACGTAAAGAACGGCTACCAAAAGCATATCGAAACGTGCAACTATGTATATGTCTATAACGACCTACCGGCGCTTCCAAACGTAATGTTGTGGCGCGAGCAAAACGGCATGGTACAGCAATCTGGGCGCGCTACCTTTGACTATTATTCAGGATGGCAAAATATGACATATCCGAATGTTTCCATTGAAAATAAGCTAGTTACCTTAACTTTGGGCTTGCCATACCAACAATCAGAAGTAGCAAAAGCGCACATAAGGATATACGCATGAGTACAAAAGAATTAAGGCTAGATAGGTTTATTTTTAGCTCTGACTATATGCACCTTTCTAAAGCCGGCTCTATCACTAAAAATATAACAATACCAGCCACTAGCGTAGGAGGGAACACGAGCGCAAACGGCAATGTTTATGTAGATTTTCCAGTTCCAGCCGGTGCTATAACGCGTAGCATTGTTTCATATAAAGGCGCTCAACAGGCGGTGGCCGATGTAGTGCCTAATTTAACTACTGGCTCTATCCAGATAGAGGAAATGTGGGATAGAGGCATCGTATGGCGCATTTACTGGTATAGGCGTAATGATCAGCAACTTACTGTCTACTACAACATACGGCATTATGACTCTGGCACAGTAACCGCTCCGGCCATAACTTTTACGCTAACCCAAACAGCATTTAAGCCGCCGAACGCGTAAAGCCATCGTGGTATAATTAAAGTAATTTTGGCGACGCGTTGTACAACGCATGGCAAACTTAACGCAGATTTTGGCGGAAACAGGGAAAAGCTACGAAAATAGCCGAAACGCCCTACAAAACCAAATTGACGCAATAGCTGGCGACTTAACGGCGCAGAAAAACCGTATAAACGCCGACTACGCGCAACAGGCTAAAACCCTGGACAACCAGCGCAACTATCAGGCGCAAGCATCGAGCATGGCCGCAAGCCGTAATGGCGGTTCTTTTGGCGGTGCTAACGAAATCGCAAACAAAAAATACTATCAGCAGGCTTTTGTGCCAGCCGTTACGCAGATGCAGACGAACCAGGCCAACGACCTATCTAAAGCGGAGTCGCAAGCCAACAGCAACAGGCTATCGCTACAGCAGACCTTGGCGCAGCTCAACGACGAAGCCAACCGCTACGCACTACAGCGCTACGACAACGAAGTAGCCGCCGAACGCGCAGCCGCGCAACACGCCGCAGAGCTAGCAGAGAAAAAGCGCCAATTCGATGCGCAAATGGCACAGCAGAACGCTTACCAGCAGTATATGAACCAGCTTATGAAGCCAAAAACTGGCTATAGCTACACGACTGACGAAGCCGGCGGTCGCCAATTCTACAACACCGGCACGGGCAACGCGGTCAAATTCGGCACTTACTACGGCGCAAACGGCGGCGATTATTCCGGCGCAGACCTTATCAACGCAGCTAAACAAGTCTTTGGCGACAAGAGCGCAGAGGTGAAGGAGCTACAAGCAGGCTTATTAACTGGCAAGAAGTACGGCCAGAACACCGGCAAGAGCTTTGTATCAACCGGCAACGCCTTACTCGATCGCTTGGGCTTGAAATACATTTAGGAGTACGCGATGGCATTTAAGGGACTTACGAATAACGAAAAGCAAATTAACAGCCTCGCGCGCCAAATCGCGCAAGCAAACAGCGCGCAGTCGCAGGCGCTATCTAACTTGCAGGGCGCAAGGGCTGGCTATGACACGGCAAGCAACAAGCCGCTAGGCGGCACGCTTGGCTCGGTACTATCCGGCATCGGCAACTCCATTAAGAATATTGGCGATACGGCATGGCTCGCGACCAACGATGTTATTAACGGCTGGCGCGACTTGGCCGCCGGAAAAAGCAAAAACGCAGAAGATAGCTACACCCAACAGGCGCGCAAAAAGATTCTAGGCGGGAACAACGCCAAAGAACGCTACGGCATGGCTGGAGGCAAGGCGCTTGACGCAGCAGTTACGCTATCCGACCTTATCCCAGGCGTAGCAGCTAGCCCAGTAGCCAACATCGCGCAGGGCGCACTCTCTGGAATTGGCCAGACAAAAGCAGAGAACCCGAACGCGACGGCGGAAGAACTCACCCGCAACGCCCTAATCGGTGGCGGAGCAGGCGCAGCAGGCCTAGTAGCCGGCAACGCGCTTGGAAAAGTCGCAGGCAAACAATTTAAGAACGCTACGGCGCAGAAATTGGCAAACGCCGCAACTTCACAGCTCGGACGTGGCGCAATCGGCGGCGCAACAGCAGGCGCAACCGGCGCAGGCTTAGCGACAGCACTTAACGGCGGAAGCCTTGGCGATGTGCTATCTAACATGGCGCAAGGCGCACAAGGTGGCGCACTTGGCGGCGCGACGGTAGCCGGAACGCTCGGACTTGCCGGACGTGGTTATAGCGCGCTTAAAAATAGAGCCATGGGCGCACAGAATGGCGCAGGAGCGGTCAATGCGCCGATTGTGAATGACTTGCCAACTTTGAAGAAAAACCCGCTACAGGACGCTGCAAACGCGCCAGAAGCGCAAGTACGCAACATCCCGATTACTGACTACGACGCAGGCACGGAGCGAGTACCTGTAAACATCCGCAATACTCGGAAAGGCACAGGCCGCTATATCGACGGTTATGTACAGGGCGAAAACTTGCCAGAAGGCGCACCACGCACGAGAAATGGCTATATTAACGACATTTTAACCGGCAAGAACCTACCGGAAGCCGAACTGCCGAATAATGAAGCATCGCTGCGCAAACTCTTTGGCATGGACGACTACAACGGCAACAAGACCCTAGCCGAAGCTATCGCAAGAGGCGAGATGGGCGACTCAGAAGATGTTTTGGAATATCTAAAAGAAACGCTAGACCCAGCAGACTATCGCGCGATCAGAAATGGCGCAGCGGACTACTGGAACACGACGCATGACGACGGAGTTTTTGGCGCTTATAAGAATAAATCAGACTTGCCAAAAATCGACCTAGACGACTACAAGGACTACTGGCTAGGACGCACCGGCCAGACCCGCGCAGACATTGAGCCGGAATTATTGCCATTTGTAGAAGAAGGCGGCCGCAAACTCGGTAGCAACGACTGGGAGGACATCGGCCTAAAGAACGGTGAATATACCCCAGAGGACATTTTGGACAAGTACCGCGAATTTGCCAGAACCGATATGCGCAAGAACTACTACACCAATGACAACATTGGCGGCGCATTGGCCATGGACGAAAACCTGTATGACAGGACGGCGCAACAGATTGTAGACGATAACTACCCACGCCGCACGATTGACGTACAAGGCGGCCCAGCGCGCGCAGACGAAATTACGGTAAACGCCACAAACACCGCGCCAACAGCGCCACAAGGCATGGCAGAGCCGAATTACACGCGCCGAACGCTGAACGCAGAGCCGGAAAACTTGCCAGCACCACGCCAAAGCGCAGACGTAGCACCGGTACAGCCAGAAGAAACGGCACTAATTCAGCCAGGAACGCCAGAGTATGCCGCCTTCAAGCAACAGGAAGAACTCGCTAACCAGCGCAGGGAACTGGAAAGCCAAATTATTGGCGGAGTGCGCGATCAGTATGGCACTATACGCATGAGCAACCAAATTGAAGGCTTGCCGGACGCCATGCTTGATATGGCCAAGCTAGGGTTGACTGATAGGGCGCAAATTGACGGCTTTGTAGAAAGAATCACCGGCAAAGACGGCATCGGCTCGAAGATTATTCGCAAATCACTAGACAAAGCCGGCGACATTGACACGAATATTCCAACCACGATGCAAGCAGTCTATGATAGAGCTAATGCCGGAGCAGACAAAAACGTGCAAATGCGCATAAACAGAGCGCTAGAGAGTGCTGGCAAGAAATATCGCGTAAATGAAGATGGCACAATGAGCCGGCTTGATATGTACGACTTAGGCAAGGGCCTTGAGAAAGAGGGCTATACAATGCTTAGGCGCGGCAAACGCAACGAAAACAGCGGCGACTACAAATACGGCGATGCGCTAGTAGACTTGAGCAAATACTATATCGAAAAAGCCACAAACGGCGTAGACGTAGCATCGAACGTAAACGCAAACGCGCTTAAAAACGTATTGCCTGGCAACCAAGAATGGGCAAGCAGAGTAGATGTGCTACTTGCTAAACCAAATCTGTCTATCCAAGACGTACGCGCGCTTATGGCCAACCCTACCAAACTGTCATTACTATCTGAAGCGGAGCGGTACAATATGGGCACATACGGCCAACGCGTAGCAGATACCGCAAACACCGCCGAGCGCGCAATTAGAGGCGCTACAAGCGCTAACCCAGTTACGGCGCTAGGCCAAGTCGCGGCATCAAAGTTCATTAACTCAAAGACAGGTAAACAAATGGCAATTAAAAACGCACAGAAGAAGCTCGCAAAGATTAACGGCCAAGCGCCAATTAAACAGGCACTCGCAAACGGCATTAAGGCAGCACTCGCAGACAACGCCGGAAAAGTAGCCAACAAGGCAGCAAATATCGCAGAAAGAGTGGCCGCGCCGCTAAACGATACAACCATAGCCAACGCAAGCTACGCAGGACTCTTGCCAACCTTTGGCGACGTAGCTAACCGCCAAATCGCGCGCCAAGCTGGCTTGACTGAAGGCAACTACGCTAACAACCGCAACGAGCTACAGGGCGCAGCTAACGACTACGCAAACGCCGCGGCTAACTATATGTACACCGGCGACCAGGCACAACAGCTACGCTCGCAAATTCCGCAACCGACCGCAACGCAAGCGCAAAGCACCGACCCACGCGAAAAACTATCGCAGGCCATGGACTTGGCGATGGCAGCAGGCGACATGACCGCATGGACGCAGCTTGCAGACCTCTACAGCCAAGCCAACAAGCTATACGCTACGGAAGAAAAAGAGCCAAAGGCGCTATCTTCCAACCAGTCAAAGGCGCTAGCCGCAATGGAACAGCTGCAAACCTTGTCGCAAATGACCCCAACGGCAAAAACGGCAATGTCTAGCACAATTCTTAACCCGCTAGTAAATCTAACCGGCGGCGACGACTACGCTAACCAGGCGCAAGCCCTGGCCCTTACGATTGGCTACCTCATGTCCGGCGCAAACGTGCCAGCAAGAGAGGCAGAGCGACTAGGCCAAAGCTATGTGCCTACCGCCTTCGACTCTGAAGAAGTCCGGCAAAACAAACTAGCAAGGGCGCAAAAACTCTTGCAATCATACCTAGACGACACGAGCGCACTAGAGTAAAGAAAAATAGCCCTCCGGGGCTATTTTTTATGCCATACTCATAATTAGATTAAGTACAGAGTACAACGGGATGGCCAAGACTATCAAAAGAATCTCCGCCGCTATCCATCCGCCCCTATCGAGCTTCGGCAAACCACGTTTTACGCGGCGGGCATTACTTGCAGCGCCAACAATTATGCCGATAATACCCACCGGAATCATTAAATAATTAAAAGTAAAAGCTAACGTCGTTATAATCTCAAAAGCCATATATCATACATCCTTTGCTTAAATTTTAACATAAGGCATCGTGATATAATAAAGCTAGTTTTGGCGATCGCGATGGACATTAAATGTACATCGAGGAAATCGAAAAAAAAGACTCCTTGGGCGATAAGTTCGAGTGCTTCGGTAAAAAGCTAGACAAGCTAGTAGACGAGGCGTACGAAATCTTAGCCGATAAGAAAATGAGCGACAAAGAGCGCGGCGAATTTGCCGACATCGTAGCCGCCATTAAGGGCGTAAAGAAGGCATCGTACGAGCTTATGACCCGCTATAGCGACATCGCTAAAGAAACACGCCAAAAAATCGACAGAAAAGCGGACGAGTTCGCTAACGGACTTATTAAACAGGAGGCCTAGCTATGCAACCTCTTATTATTCCGCAGAAAAACACACAGGTACTATATGTTAAGTCGGACTCTTACACCTTCCAAGACGGCGACAATCTTTATTTTACAGTCAAAACCGAGCCGGACAACGACCAGACGGACGACAGCGCACTTATTAAGAAAATGTGGACAGTCGGTACGGATGCAGAGTACGACGACGAAGGCTATCTAAACTTGGCGCTGACCGAATTAGAAACAGATATAGACTTTGGCGACTATTATTACGACATTAAATTAGTAAACAGCGACGTGGCCGAAACGATCGTTTTTGGCAAACTATCTATCGTGCCAGTCGTTACTTTGAGGGCGTAAAATGGCAAGAATAAACATCGTAAACGCAGATAATAAAATCGAATCTAACCCACGCCGCGCGTATTTTAAGCTGAAAAACACCGGCGGCCCGAAGGGCGACAAGGGCGACACCGGCGCAACTGGTCCACAGGGCGCTACTGGCCCACAAGGCCCAGCTGGCTTGAGTGCTAGTGTTACCGTTGGCAGCACAACCACGCTAGCCCCTGGCGCAGATGCGACCGTAACCAATAGCGGCGATGCCCGAAACGTAGTGCTTAACTTCGGTATTCCGACTGGCGCACAAGGCCCGACTGGCGCACAAGGCCCTAAAGGCGATACTGGCCCAGAAGGCGCGAAGGGTGCAAAGGGCGATACTGGCGCAGCTGCTACTATCACCGTAGCCAATACCAATACTGGCGCACCTGGCACAAATGCGAGCGTAGAAAACGTAGGCGACGAGCATAACGCCGTGCTTAACTTTACTATCCCGCGCGGCGATAAGGGCGAAACCGGAAGCCAAGGCCCGCAAGGCGAGCAGGGTATACGAGGCCCGCAAGGCGAGCAAGGCCCAGCCGGGCAAAACTTTACGCCAACAGTCGTTACGGAGCTGCCGGAAACTGGCGAAGATAGCTTACTATATATGACCGAGAAAGCGCATACGACCACTACGGCTACCGGCAACCCTATTACGGCCACGATCACCGACGAAGCGGGCAAAATGGAGAGCTTCCAGCTAGACGGCGATACTTTCCAGCAAAGCTATGAGGGGAAGAACCTACTACAACTTGTTGAAAGCTCTACAACTATAAGTGGGGTTACTTTAACGCTTAATAGCGATGGAACATTTGGATTGGCAGGAACAGCGACCGCTGATGTTGAGTTTTCAAGAACTGTTAGCCTCGCAGATTCAGGAATAGTCGGCGGCCAAAGCTATACGATAAGCTCAGATGCACCGATTGAAACTCTTGGAATTGCTTACTATGTGCATAGTGCCAATTCTATTGGTCAATGGAATAAGACCTTACTCGGTTTTCGCTCTGCAGGAACGCAGACAGCTGCAACACCATCGACAGACTATATTAAATTCGTAGTTCGAGTAGGGAATGGAACGACTGTTGATTGTCCGAGCATCAAGACCATGCTAGAGGCAGGCTCAACTGCTACCTCCTACGAGCCATATGTCGGCGGAACTCCTAGCCCTAACCCAGACTATCCACAGCCGATTCAGACGGTTACTGGGTTACAAACGGTCGAGGTTCGGGGGAAAAATCTTTTGCCAAACGATTTGCGGACGGAAACAAGATCGGGTATTACATGTACTCGAAACGACGATGGAACATATACTCTAAACGGTACAGCGAGCGGTTCGGCTTTCTTCCATGTTGTCTCGAACCTTGTACTGGATAAAACATGCTTCATGACTGGGTGTCCAAGTGGGGGGAGCTATTCGACGTATTCTCTTCAAACGTCTGGTGCTCCTAAAGCAGATTACGGCAATGGCGTTATCGTCCCAGCGGGAACTTATAATGAAATAAATATTGTTATCAGGTCTGGGCAGACTGTGAACAACTTGATATTTCGTCCAATGATAGAAGAGGGGTCTAGCGGAACTGATTTTGTCCCATACTCAAAACAGACCCTCCCGCTCAATCTTGGCGACATCGAATTATGCAAAATAGGAACATACCAGGACTA